GGTAACAGCTCCGCACGTGAGGTCACGGATGACCGAACGAGCTCACACTGAGCCGGATGCGAATTGTGAGCGGTGCGACGTAGCCTTGGCGACAGAAGCTTAGTAAGACCAGCTGCCGGTAGCGAGGCGGCAACCCCCTTGGCCGGGACTTGACACCTTATCGCCTGTCAACCCCTTCAGCCGCCGCTAAAATAGCTTCCCGCTCTTCGCGCAACCGCCGCACCTTTTTAAGCGCCGCATCACTCACCACAACCGCCGGCGAAACCCCCAGCATTCCGGCATACTTATCAACCATCGCGTCAAAATCAAGCTTATCCAAAACACCCTCATCCATCGCCGCCAGCGAACCCGCAAACTTAGCCAACTGCTCAATAGCCGTAAGCCCCTGCATCTTCTGCGCCTGAGCCATGGCCGACACATACTCGATCTTGATCTCCCGGCCTTCAAGCACCTGTGGCGGCGGCGGCAAAAGGCCACTGCGCAGCGCAATATTAAACACCCGGTCAATCACCGGCTGCAAAAACTCATGCTGCAGCCGCCCAAACACCGGGCCGATCTGCGCCATCTTCTCCTGGACCCGCTCAATAATCTCGCGGGCCGTAATCGAACTTCCGGCCTCAATCCCCTCCAGCATCCGAAACAAATCCACAAAAAAATGCCTATTTATCGCCGCCTCAATACTTTGCTTCTTCGCCTCGGCACCGGCCACATCAATATTCACCGCCAGCGCCGACCGAATCGCATTATCACCAAACTCACGGCTATAATAAGTCACCCCGTTCGGCAGCGTATTCACCCCGCCGGCACTTAAAACATCCACCGGCGCAAGCATCGGCGGGTCCACCTGTTTCTTAATCCCGGTAAGAATATCCTCCTCCATCGCCTGCAGCACCTTGGCATCCCCCAGCGCATACCAGCCCGGCCCGCGCCCATAAACATCAGCCCCCTTCACCGACCAGCGGCTGACAGCAAACGGAAAATCATCATACCCGCCGATAGCAAGATAATCCTCCGCCTCACCCTCCTCCGACCAGTACAGTGAAAGATACGGCTTCGCCCACCTAATCAGCTTTCCTTCAATATAATTAGGATTAGGAATAACCAAATGCTTCACCCGGCAGTACCGCTCCACACTCCTGGAGCGCCATAACTCCTGCACGCCGCTGGGACAATTATCCACCCCAAACGCGCTCACCATCTGAGCCACCGTCAGCAGAACATTGCGGGCAAACCGGTTCACCCGCCCCCGGTGATCAGCGCCGATCGCATACTCGCCAATCGTAAACGTCCGGCACCAAATGCCGCGCTCCCCATCCTCCTCAATCAGCATCGCCGCAGTCCCAGGCGCACCAAGCTCCTTATAAAACTCAATCGCCGAATCATAAAAATTCGACCGCGCAAACAAATCCAGGAGAATCTCGGTCACAGCATCACACCAGTACTTCACCGCCTGCACCCTGGCCAGCTCAGGCTCCGCCACCGTCAGCCGCATCCACGGCCGGGACGGCGAAGTAATCCCGTCCTGCATCCCGGCGGCCTGAGTATTATTAGCCTGAAGCGGCGTAGTATTAATCATCAGCTCATCGCGCCGTTCACCAAAGTTCGGCGTATCCTCAGCAAAAAAGCCAAGATAAGGATTAATATAATCGCGAATATCCTTCCACTTAAGAAGCCACTGGCCGCTTGTCTGCACCTCGAACATCGCCTTATGCAGCCTGCTCACCTCAGAACGCGTCAGCCCAAGCGCCCGCTGCCCGCCCCACTTCATCGCCCTCACTCACCCAACAGATTTTTCTTGGCCACATTAGCGGACGACAACGCGCTTGTCCCGGCAAGAATATTCTTCGCATAACCATTAGCCTTTTTTAACTTCTTGCGCGCCTTGGCCGCCTCCTGGGCCAGCGTTTCACTGTCCCCGGTCGTCACCGCCGTCGGAGCCGCCGAATAATCACTCGAATCGCCGGACACACTTGTCGAAAAACACATTCTACCGCCTCCTTGCAAGAGGATTATAACGCTGACCATTATTAGCAAAAAACAGGTGTAATCGTCTGGGCCATATCGGCCTCATACTAGATAATTCACCAACAATTTGGTATAATGTAGTCACGGAGGTGACCACAGTGGAATTTGTATCAATTCGCGACTTTAAAACCCACGCCACCAAGCTTATGAAAACAGGAAAACCGCTGGTAATATTCCGCAACAGTAAACCCGCTGGCATGTTTATCCCCTGGGAGGATTTACAGACCAATAAACTTGATGACGAACTACGGCAAATGGCCTTTTTGGCAATAACTGAAAAAATAGCCCAAGAGAGAAAACAACAGGAGGTTACCGAGGAGGAAATTCTTGATGACTTTAGAGAATTCAGCAAAAATCGCCGTGGACGCAAACGCGATTCTATCGGCCCTGATCGGGGGTAAATCCCGCCTAGTTTTTGCAAAAAAAGACATCGAATTTCTTACAACAGGCAATATTTTAAATGAAGTACTAGAATATATCCCAAAGCTATCAGCCAAAAAGAAGCTGTCCTTATTCTTAATGGAGAATGCCGCAGCACTGCTGCCGATTAGAGTTGTACCCGAACAAGAATATGAGATCAAACTGCAAGAAGCTTATTCCCTTATTGGCGACCGCGATCCTGATGATGTACCGCTGCTTGCGATGGCCTTATCAATTGGCTGTCCAATATGGTCAAATGACAACGACCTTTTAGATTTACGTCCTGAAGTAACAATATATACAACTGCCGAAATGCTGCTATAAATTTTACACCAGCCTGTAGATGATGGAGCACGCGAACGGGTTATTCATCGGATGAAAGACCGCCTTTAGAGCGGTCTTTTATAATGGTAGGCGAAAAACACATTCTACCGCCTCCTTGCAAGAGGATTATAACGCTGACCATTATTAGCAAAAAACAGCCCATTCTTATCAGCCTTAGCCTGAACCATAGCCTTCCTTACCACCGGATAAGCAAAAGTCAAAGCCAGCGCATCAGCCCGGTTGGGCGACGGCAGGCCCCGCTTCTTCATATCCTGCTTGGCCTCAAGCAGGATTTTTCCGTCGGCTTTAACAACATACTCCGGCCCGGTCAGATCATCAACCATAACCTGATCGTCCGGAAATGCGCCCCCCTCCTTCAGCCACACGCGCACCTGATTCCACATATAGGCCCGCAAATTATAGAACCCGCTGTCCGGCGAAGCCTGGCTAAACGACACCAGCATCCACCGGCGGCCCATATTCTTCCCGGCGCTGTAAATCCCGGTTCCCCAACCTTTATCGATAAACACCGCGTCAGCCTTATGCTCATCCTCGAACCTGGCAATATACCCGGCAATCACCCCGTCATTATCATTCTTCGGATAAACGGCCAGCTTCCATGACGCCAGCCCCTGCCGCAGCCAGATAACCGTCTCGTCGCCGCCGTCCCAGGCCGGATCAACCCCCATTATAACCGGTGCAAAATTATACTCGTCCTCGCGGAGCTTCCTCCCCCGCCCGGCTTCAGCCAAATCGGTCGCAATAAACTGCCGGTCAGAGCGCGCCGGAAACAGCCCCCGCACCCGGACCCGGACAAAATCAGAATCCTCGCCATAATCCTCAACCCACTGCCGAATAAGCTCCTTATTCGTCACCCTGGCACTGCGCGAATCAATCTGCTTCGTTATCCACCGGTGGCGAAAGCGGCCGAAACAATCCCTAAACCGCCCGGTATTCCTGGTGGGGTTTCCAAACGCAAACCACAAAACCTCTGTCCCCTCATCAGTCAGCGCCCCCTCAGTTACCTCCCAGACGCTGTCCGCAATCGCACTGGCCTCATCAAAGATAATTAAAATCCGCTTGCCCTTGTTATGCAATCCGGCAAACGCCTCCGGGTTCTTCTCATTCCAGGGCAGCATATCAATCCGCCACGTCTCCGCATGAGCCGCATCAGCACAATATATCGCCGCCGCCGTCAGCTTCAGTAAATCCTTTACCAGACACAACCGGTGCCACTTGGCCAGCTCCGCCCAGGTCTTAGACTTTAGCTGAGCCTCAGTATTGGCCGTAACAACCCCCCTGGTATCCTCAAAAGTCGTCATTGCCCATAAAATTATCCAGGCCACCAACGCGCTTTTGCCAATACCGTGGCCGGATGCAACCGCAAGCTGAATAACCTGGTTCACCGCTTCCGGCACATGAAGCCCGGCCCTAAGCCGGTCTCGGACCGCACATAAAACCTCGGCCTGCCACTCATCCGGGCCGGAAGACGACTCCAGCTCGCCCATCCCCCAACTAAAGGCATACAACACCCAGGCATAAGGATCATCCGCCAACTCAAACTTAACCAAATCCTCAACATACCCGGCATAATCAAACCTAGTCCTTGGCACGCTTAGCCCGCTCCCGCGCCGCCTGAAGCATAGCCGCCAAATCGGCGACCACCACCACTTCAGCCTTGTCCTTAAACATGCCCAGATGCCGACCCAAAAGCTCCAGCGCCTTCAGCTTATCCGACATTTTAACCCCAGGCTGAGTGCCACCACCCTTGGCAGGGGCCTTTGCCGGCCCGCGCCGCTCCTTTCGCGTCGCAGGCTTCTTTAGCCCTGCCGCCGCATTATCACCGGCGGCTCCTCCGGTCAAGGCCAGCCTGGCCAGCTCCTCAATAATCATATCCTGATTAATGCCAACCCGCCTGGCGCGCTCCGCCAAAGCCTTGTCAACCGCCACCGCCACGGTCGGGTTTTTTAACAATCGGTACCCATTATTGACGCCCCGCAGCGAATATCCGGCCCGGATTGCAGCCTGCCTTGCATTAAGATCAACAATATACTCCGCAACAAACCGGGCCTGCTTGTCAGTAAGTCCGCGTTCAGCCATACCACCCTCACCTCATTTCAGAATTCCGGTAACCCGGCTTGATTTATACCTTCCCCCTGACCTGATACAATTCGCCTTAAACGGCTGCTCCATCATACCCTTCCCGACTCGGGGCCGGTAATCCATACACCGCCCCTCGCCCCACCTTACCCGCGCGGCGATACAAACATCAATGCCGTGCTTTTCGCAGTCCCTATTTTGACACTCCACAGTCGGCATGTCTCTCCCTCCTTATTGACAGATAATTCAGGCAAAACAACCTACACATACAAACTCCTAATCCCCCCAACCATGCCGGCCGCAAATTAACCGGCCACATTCTCGGAAGGCAAAAAAAGGCGCAAGATCGTCCCTCCCTGGTGATAAATAAGACTAAAATTCAGGTGGGGTGTTAACCCCATCTGAATTTTAGGCTTATTATCCAGAGAATTAGCCATTCGCACGCGAACGGGTTATTCATCGGACAAAACTTGCGCTTTAACTTTTTTCACTGCTCGTTCAAAATATTTGGAGAGGGCATAACCCTCTCCAATGTTTATCATTGTTGGCTTTCGGTAATCAGTTCTTTCAACTCTTTGACTTCCTCAGCCAAAGCTTTAATCTGATCTTCTTTCTGTTGATCCTGGCTCTTCAGTTCTTTAAGTTCAGCTTCCAAAGCTTCAATCTTGGAACCATTTGCTCCCAAAGCTGCATTATGCTTAGCTGAACGGCCCAACTTCCAGGATAACCCGAACCTGGCCATCGAGTCATTGCTGTCAAACGAATAGCCAGCGTTAACCATTAACGCATCGTTGAAATAGTAATTCACCCCAATGGCAGCGGCATTTTGATTGTGATAACTGCCGGCTGCTGCCGAAACCTGAAGCTTAGCATCAGGATCGTAAGCCAGAGGTGCCAGCCCAGTCAAAGCTGCCGCCATTGCCCCGGTACGATACAACTGCCGCACATTAACCGCATCGGTATCTGCCGTGCCGTCTGCCACATAAGTAATCTGCCGTTCATTCCCTGCCGATCCGACCGAAACGCTATTCGCCCGATCAGCGACCGAATTTGCCCCTATCGCAATACTATTCGAACCTGTAGCCGACGCCCCTGAACCTATTGCCGTACTGGAATCGCCGGATGCGGTTGAACCCTGGCCGATTGCCGTACTATAACTTCCGCTCGCCGTTGAACCTTGGCCGTTGGCGGTACTGTAATCACCGGTTGCCGACGAACTTTCCCCGGTTGCCGTGCTATCCGTACCTGAAGCCGTTGAACTTTGACCGGTTGCCGTACTGGAAGTACCGGATGCGGTTGAATTTTGACCTGTTGCTGTACTATAAGCCCCGGTAGCCTCTGCATCCTGACCGGTGGCCGTACTATAATTTCCGGTAGCCTCTGCATCCTGGCCGTTGGCAGTACTATAATCCCCTGACGCCGTTGAACTCTGGCCGTTGGCAGTACTATAATCCCCTGACGCCGTTGAACTCTGGCCGGTGGCCGTGCTATAATCCCCGGACGCTGTGGCACTGGTCCCGGTTGCCGTGCTGTCAAATCCGCTGGCGGTTGAATTTTCACCGGTGGCGGTACTATAATCCCCACTGGCTTCTGAATCAGCCCCGGTGGCCGTACTTTCATACCCGGATGCAGATGAATTCTGACCGGTGGCAGTACTGGAATCCCCTGACGCCGTTGAATTCTGACCAGTTGCCGTGCTATAAGCCCCGCTAGCCTCTGAAGCTTCACCGGTAGCAGTGCTGCCATACCCTGAAGCTGTTGCACTTACCCCGGTTGCCGTACTATTCGTAGCTGATGCAGTTGACCCTTCACCGGTTGCCGTACTGTTCCTTCCCGAAGCGGTTGCACTTACCCCGGTTGCCGTACTGTTAGTTCCCGAAGCTGTTGAAGCTTCACCGGTAGCCGTGCTGGCCGAACCCGAAGCTGTTGCACTTACCCCTGTGGCTGTGCTGTTAGCACCCGAAGCCTTAGAGGCTTCACCTGTCGCCGTACTGTTAGTTCCGGTAGCCGACGCGCTTACCCCGGTTGCCGTACTATTGGTACCGGATGCTGTTGATTTCGCCCCGGTGGCCGTACTGGAAGCGCCGGACGCCGTTGAATCTTCACCGGTAGCAGTACTATATTTT